TAATCTGATTGGTAGGCGAGTATGGCGAGCGGGAATACCAAGAAGAATGTGTGCACCAATGAAAGATACCAAACACATCCCCAAATGTAGTGGCTCACCTTGTGAAGTTTGGCTTGGATGAGGAGTGTTGTAATCATTGCTACAACGACCAGCATAAAGACTGCTGATGCTATCCCTAAGAATACCCCAACGATTTCTGTAAAGAAAAGGGATATAACTCCGATAAGAAAAGAGAGGCAGGTATAAGTACCAATCGTGAGGTTGATTTCTTCAATACCCGCACTCTCAAATTCCTTATCGGTATAGCCCTTCGAGATGCTGGAGAACATCGCCTAATCAAATGCCAATTCTTCGTCTCGGTAGTTGATGTCGTCACGGATGTCTGCCGTGATGACCATTCCCTTCCTGAGCTTCGTGTACTTGTCGTAGTCTACTACGATTCGGTAGACACGCTGTCCGTCAAAGAAGTGGATGATGTAGATAGTCTTGACATCAATCTTCATTTCCGTCTTACCAGCGACAACACCCTTATGGATGTACTGATTAGTTTCAATGACGGGTTCGTCATTCTTGTTCGTGCAACTTGCTGTTGCGAGGGTCAGTCCTCCGATAAGGAGGACTGCCTTCAGGATGCTCTTAAACTTCATAGTTGTAGAAGAGATTAGAGTATGGTTACTTGTCGCCTTCAGCGAAATTCTGCCCATTGCTGATGTCGCCATAGGCAATCATGCCTACCTTGAAGTAGTCGTACTTCTCCTTGTTCACGATGATGCGGTATGTCTTACGACCATCAAAGAAGTGTACATAATACACGGGCGTATCACCAGCCATTACGATTGTCTTGTCTACAACGTAACCATTACGCACATAGCGGTTTTCAGCATTTGGCTCTTCGCTGTTCGTACAGCTTGCTGTTGCGAAGGACAGACCTGCGAAGAGGAACATAGCCTTCAGGAGATTAAGCGTCTTCATAATCTTTCTTTGTTGTTTAGTTGGTTAGTATGTCTTAGTTGATAGCTTCGAAGGCTTCGTAGTCTGCTTCGGGGATGTAGGTATCACCGACATATTCATATCGGGTATCAAAGTCCCCAACGCTACCGATGACGGCTTGGTCATAGATGTCTTTGATGACCATGATGAGGTGAGCCTTGTTGCCTGCGAGGTACACAACGATATACTTCGCCATCTTGGGGTCATCGTTGTGGAGGTAGAACTTGTTTACGATGACACCCGTCTTCATGTGAGCGGGAATCGTGTAGGTAGGTTCTTCCGTGTGATTGCCACAGCTCGTGAGTGAGGTAGCCGTGAGTGAGACGCAACCTGCGAAGAGGAGGGTCTTGAGGAGATTAATAGTCTTCATAATCGTTCTTAGTTGAGTTAGTTGTTGTTATTGGATGATTTTTACTTTTCAGTCGTCATACAGATGGTCGAGGTCGTCATCGTCATCGTCAGTGCTATTGTTGTTCCAATAGTTTCTGAAGCTGAGGTAGGCGAGTGCCAAGACCAGGATGGTGAGAATTAGTTCCATATCACTTTGAGTTGTTATTGTTGTCTTATCTCACTACAAAGGTATGAATAGTTTTTCATTCCACCAAATCTCTTTGAGATTTATTTTTCTTAGTCACCGAGATGTATTTCCAACTCGTTGATGAGGTCAAGAACTTCACTGAGCTTAGCCTCTTGGTACTCCACGAATTTGAGAGTCTGTTGCTTCTGACCTTCGGTAGCCAAGCTTGAAGTCACGCTACTTCTAATCATGTCCTTGTCACGTACATGAAAATCTACAATTTATGTAGTTCTCATTTCTTGCTTCAACCTGCCACTACTTTTTAGTACATTGCATTTCTACAATCAGTCATCCATAGGAGGGTAGTCCACAAGCGTAAATTCGGTAGTACGGCTACCTACTGATTTCTCTCAACCAGCTTGAAGTTTTCGCTGTCCTTCAAGCAAGATATTCCTTGCGGCGTTTATATCTCTATCGTGGTGTTCACCACATTCGGGACAAGTCCAAAATCTATCGCTGAGCTTCAAGTCGTGCTTCTTGTACCCACAGCACGAGCAAGTCTTTGAACTTGGATAGAATCTGTCAATAAGACAAACCTTCTTTCCGTTTTGTGATGCCTTAGTCTGTAGAACTAACCTAAATCTTGAGAACCCAACCTCTTGGATTGCCTTGGCAAGGCTGTGGTTTCTCAGCATCCCTTGAACATTCAGGTCTTCCATAAACACCACATCGTAGGACTTGAGAATTTCATTCACCACGTAGTGGATATAGTTCTCCTTCTTGTTCGTCAGACGTTCAAAAGCCTTGGCAAGTCTAATCCTCTGCTTGTTTCGGTTGTTTGAACCTTTTACCTTTCGTGAAAGTTGTCGCTGAAGTCTCGCAATCTTCTTTTCCTCTCTCTTGAAGAAATGCTTGTTCTCAAACACAACCCCATCCGAGGTGATGACGAAATCCTTCACTCCAAGGTCAATGCCCACTTGTTTGTTCGTCTTTCCAAATCTAATACATTCGGATTCGGGAATATCCACAAGAATTGATAAGAAGAAATTTCCGCTTTTGGTTTTCGATAGGGTTGCCCTTCTTATGTTATCCTTATATTTCTGCAAACGTCTGTGGTATAGGTCAGAACAACGAAATTTGAGGTTCTGAAGTGATGTAATCAACGTTATATGCTTTGTCTCAAACGTGTTACGCTTTGAAATCGCAATGCGAGGAAACAAAGCAGATTGCTTGTCTTTTTTGGATTTGAACTTTGGAAATCTACTACATTTTTTGAAGAACATTTTATAAGCAACATCCATTTGCTTGATGGCTTGCCCCATTACTTGTGTATTCTGCTCTCTCAGCCAAGCATACTGCTCGTCCTTTCGCAATGTTCCATAAAAGAACTTCGATATCTCATTTTCGCTTAGATGCGTCTTGTCTGTTTCATAAGCAGTCTTCCTCTTAGCAAGCATTTGATTATACACAAAGCGGTAGCACCCAAGAACCTTGTTGAGTTCTTGTTCCTGAACCTTGTTTGGATATAATCTTACTTTGACTGCTCGTAACATATTTGTTCTATTCTCTTTTTAATCTATGGTGGGGCGTTCCCACATCACAAAGGTAAGAACTATTTTTCAATCAACCAAATTTTTCAGCCACTTCTCAAAAATTCTTTGTGCTACTTGCGCCATCATAATCGGAGGAACGCACATACCACACACATAATGAGGAGGTTTGCCACAGAAATCATAGTCCTGAGGGAACGTAGAAATCTTGCAGACTTCTGCTTGACTAAGGAACAAGGGCTTACTGAAATGGATGACCGAAGCCTTGTTTGCCATCAGTGTAGGAGCTACTTCATTCTCGTAAGCATATACCCGTCCAAAGTTTACACGCTTCTTGTATAGACGCTCACTTGCATTCCTCTGCGTCCTATCACCAAAGATACGCTTTTCCCATAGCATACGCATAGAAGGGCTTGTAATCTCGTCCCCTAAGTAGTCTGATACTTCTCCGAAGAGGATAGGCTCTTCATTGAAGGTGAGGTCAAGGGTAGGTTCTTCATCAAAGAGTGAGGTGTGCGACAAGAATGGCTGAGCCAAGTCCTCTCTGATAGCGACAAAGAACACACGCTCACGCTTCTGAGGAACACCCATCGTTTCCGAGTTGAGGACGTAGTGGGCAGAGTAGTATCCAGCACGCTTGAAGGACTTATGTATCTCAATGGTATACTCCATTGCATTGGCAATAAGAATACCCTTGACATTCTCCGCCACCACGACCTTGGGCTTCAGTTTCTCTGCGAGGTCTATGAAGTCAAAGAAGAGTGTATCAAGAACCTGCTCCTGCTGTCCTTCACGGAAGTGCCTTTTTACGCCCCAGGACTTCTCCCTATCTCCCGTCATAGTAAACGTAGAACAAGGAGGAGAGCCGTCAAGGATGTCAAGGTTGTAAAGCTCTTCGGGGAGGTCGTCTCGTAGCTTGAATGTCTGAATGCCCTCTTCGTATGCATACTTAGGATTGTGGTTCTTCTTGTAGATTTCCATCATACGATGGTCAATATCAAGACATCCGATAACATCAAACCCAGCGAGCTTATAGCCCATAGTAGACCCACCTCCACAAGAGAAGCAGGAGAAGACTTTTCCCCTGCTCCCCGTGAAGTTGGCATCCTTTAAGTTCCAATTATAGTTGAACCTCATTCGTAGATAAGATGCGTACTTGTGGAGTTCGGTTAGATGATGCCAATACGGAGAAGTGTATCCTTGAGAACTTCTCCTTCCTGCATTTCAATCCAACGCTCACCTTCAATGGCGTTACTCTTGTCCAGCCACTTTTCCCAATTGTCCATCTGTACCTTGATGAACTCAGGAGTGTTGCCTCGTCTCGTGTAGCGTTCTCGGTAGAGTTCCTTGTCTGATACATTAGGGACGATAGTACATACGTCCGTATTGTCTCCTGCAAGCATACTCAGGATACGCTCACGGATTTCTTTGTGGCAGGACACGAGTACGATGTATCCGTTCTTGTGGTAGTGGATAGCACACTTGGCGTAACGTTCCCAATCCTTTTCAAAGGGAGTAGACTCCAAGTCCATTATACCTACATAACCTTTCGCCAGCGTGCTCTTGCCAACGCCTGCATAACCGCAAATAATCATTTCTTTTCTTGTTATATGGTTTATATTCTAAAGGCTATCTAAGTAGCCAATCAGTTCGTCTCGTCCGTGAATACGAGTGCATTCGCCTCGTTCTATCTGAGCAATCGCCTCGTCAATCTCAGCAAGCTCTTCTTCAGTGAAGTCTTCGTTTCTCATCTTCTTTGTTGTTTGTCTTACTACGCAAAGGTATAGCTAAAACTTGGACTGACCAAATCTCGCCTATTCCTTATCCTCGTATTCTTTTAACTTCTCCTTCATCGCCTCGTGGTACTCCTTCACTTGCTGGATTGTCTCGTATTGTCTGTTCAGGATTTCAATAATGTCCTTGAGTTCGTCATTGTATCCAGGTTGTATGTAGTTGTAAGCCTCGTAGACGAGCGACATTATATCACCATTATCGTTGATGATACTTTGTATTCTTAGGGTGGCGTTGTCGTTAAGGTTGTTGAGAACAACGGCTTCATTCGTTTTCATTTCTTGTCTTAGTTAAGAACGGCTCAGAAGAGTATTGTTTCTACCGAGCCGTTCGTTTGTTAGAATTGCGAAGGTCTAAAGGTAATCCTTAGTCCCGAGTGGTTCGCCATACGCTTGATATTGCTTACGCATAAGCTCCTCGAACTTGGCTTGATATTCAAAGAGGTTTCGTAGCTCTTGTGCGAACTCAATAGCAGTGCCCATAGTCCTAAATGTCATCCTCAGAGGGATTTTGTAATCCTTGAACTTCACTTCGTACACGCCCTCGTCCATCATTTTCTCTACATAGAGTTCAGGCGGGGTAAGGAAGTGGTAGGTGTTATTCAAGTATCGCTTGGCTAATAAGAACAGATACCGCATAGCATCATGCTCATTTTTGTGCTGTGTGAGTTCTACTAAACTCGCATCCTCCAATTCGGGTATTGAACGATGACCAACAACATCGTGCCCTAAGAAGAGGCGGTTTATGCAAAACGAAGCATTAGACACGACCTTACCTTCCTTGTCAAGGAAGTCTATTGATGCTTGCGGTTTCCCATCCAAAAGCCACTTTGTGTACTTTGGCAGGGGTAATTGCCGTGGTTCATCATTGTCAGTCTTGTATAGGGCTGAGTATTGAAAGATGAAGTTATACTCATCACGAGCCAACTCAGCAATCTCAGCAGAGTCAAACCAAGCGATATTCCTTCCTTTGATTTCTGTAGTCAGAAGTTGGTATCGCATAGACGCACCACCATCTATTGGAGGAGCTATCATAGCGTAATGTGCGACCACCTTCTCGGGGTAGTCCTTGCAGAAGTATGCGACAGCGCACATTGCCTCCTGAATCGCATTCTCAAGAGAGTTTGAGATGTAGTCTCTCCTTCTATCCTTATTCTCGTCAATGACAACATCAATCTTGTATCGTCTCTCTCCGTCCTTAATGAAGCTATACCCATCAACATTGACTTCCTTCCCCGTCTCCGTGGGAGTTGTGATGTTGAAGATATGAGTTAAGTCACGTAACCCTGAGGTTAATTTCCCGTAGTCGTTACCTTGGACGCAGTCGTTACAACTGCCCATCTTCTCGTCTTTCATACTCATTTCTTGTTATGTTTGTGGTTTTACTTATTATAGTTTTTCTTCCTATACGCTTCTACGTACTTAGCTCCGCATCTCTTCCTGATAGCCTTGTCAAGGTCACAAGCGAACTGCACTGCGTTGTGCTTGTACAGATAACTGATACGGAATTTGAGGTCTACACCGCTTAGCTTGACTTCATATCTGCCCGTCTCGTGGTTCTTATCTACGTATACCATAGGAGGCGTTACGAAGAAAGCATTAGCCAAGATGAGGTTCTTCACGTGAGAAGCGAACTTCTTATAAGCCCTCTTGTGTGAATGCAAGATGCTTGCGAACTTCTTGTCGTCAATGTAGTACGTCCCGTTATGTCCGTGGTGGATAACGTGGAACTCGCAGAAGTGGATGTTGTACCTAATCTCTGTAGCAAATAAGTAAACTCCATCAAATCGAAGAGCTTCAACCGATGCGAAGCAGAGGTCAGAGTAGCTATCCCGTACAACTCCTGGGAGTGTGATGTAATGCCTCTTTGCGTATGACACTCCGCTACTATACTCACGGATATAGGATAAGATGAAGTTGTAGGAATTGACCATCGCTTCTGCTTCATAGCTATTGTACACGACAGCTACCTCTTCTCCATCCTTCGTAGAGAGTATATAAGCTCCTCTCTCCTCACTAAACTCGGATGATAATGTCGCAAGCCTATCTACAAGGTGGTAGTTCTTCTTGCAGTAGCGAGCTACCTTAGCCATAGCTACATCAAAGGTATCACTGATACAGAAGGTCTCGTATTCATTCTCTACTCCATTCTCCGTTACTATGATACGGGTGTTCATTCCTCCGTCTTCAAACTTATGCTCACCACGGATAGTAAACTTGTGTTTGGAGAGAGGAGGTACGCCTATCGTAAAACGTTCCGTCCATCCTGATGGAGAGACCTTTTCTCTGCTGATTTCTTCTGACATACTATATCGGATTAGTAAGTGAAGGCAAGGGGACATCCCGAATGGGATTCCCCTCGCTCTTGTTGTTTAGTTGGAGAACTTCTCCTTGAGTCTCTTGTAAAGCTCCTTGGCGAACTTCACTGCGACTTCCTTCTCCTTGAACGAAGCAACTTCATATCCTACCCCATTCACGATTACATTGTATTCATCACAGCCACCATCTTCCATAACGGATATGGAGATTTCCCCGATGATGGTATGGTGCACAGCGATTTTATTCGCTACTGCGAAGGAGAGTCCGATGATTGCCGTATTGACATTGTTGAATGGGATGACGTAGTCTTCTTCGCCTTCACAACTTGGATGGACAACGATATGGCAGTCATTGAGACCACGGACTCTTACGACATCATAGTCTGTCAGGCGATACGTTCTCGTGTTTGAACCTCCTACCTTGCCGTCCTTGTCATAAGCAATGTCATAGTAAGGCATCTTCTTCGGAGTATTCGCATACCTACCAGCGTGGTTTGTATTCTTGAGATACTCCTGAATGAAGCATAAAGCCCCGAAGATTTGCTTTGCTTCGTAATAGCTTCTTGCACATGCAATGTCAATGTCTTCTCCATTGGTATTGATAGTGATGTAGTGCGCTTTAAGTTCCTTTTCGTAGTTCATCTCGATTGGTGCATCAAGTTGAATGTCGGAGCGGTTCTTGGCGACTTCTTGGAAGAGCATATCCACAGCCGATTTAATCGCAATGTGGTATAGTCTGTGGTCATATGTCTGTCCTCCTACTACCACGTGGCAATCACTGAATGAATTCTCTTCATCCTTGTAGATTGAAATATCAATACCTCCCTTCTTGTTCCTGACGGGAATGTAGATATAAGCAATCTTTCCACTCAGGTGTTCGCAAGAGAAGTTTCCCCCAAAGATAGCTTCATCAGAGAAGTCTTCATCGGTGAGGAAGTCTTCATCAATCTCGGATTCCAAGGGTTCTTGGATGTTCTCTTCGTCAAGAGATACTTCTTTCTTTTCTTCGTTGTTCATAGCGTATGGCATATTAAATTTCTTATCAAGTTCTGAACAGATAGCCTGAGCGTGGCTGATGCTTTTTTCTCCATAGAAGTGTACAAGGTCGTAGTACTTCCCCGTCTTCTTATCCTTCATGAAGACCTTCTCCTCAAGCGTGCCTTCACCCACACTCATTGAAGCGAACAGCTCAGGTACGACCAAGTTCCGCCCTACCGCAACGTGAACGAATGTGTCTACTTCCTCAGCTATATTGCGCATTGTACTCTTTTCGTCTTCGTAGTCACAAGCGAGTTCCACTTCGTTCCCTACTACTTCGCAGAACTCGTACCACGTATTGACTTCATCGTTTTCCATCAAGCGTCTCTCAAGAACCAAATTCTCAGGGAGGCTTGGATAGATGTCGTTACGAACGTAGGCTAACTTTCTCGCACTTGCCTTCACACGTGGCTGGTATTTGTTGCAACACGGGAAGGTTACGTTGTACTCAGACTCCATATATTCGCTCAGCTCGTACAACACACGATAGGCAAGGTAGTCATTGTACGTAGAGCAGATGTTATACGAGACTTTGAAGTCGGTTCTGCCGTTCAATGAGACTGAATAATACTCACAATAATCCTCAGCCAATAGGTATCCTGATTTCAGCCCTTCAAGCAAAGGATACACCTTGTCAGCCAAAGGCTTAATGAAATGGCTTATAGCAGACTCCTCCGTATTGTGTTTGGTGCAGACACCTTCATCACCGAAGTTCTCCTTGTTCACGCATATCCAAGTACTCTTGTCAATCCTACGGACGTATGCAATAAGCTCTCCTGACGTAGGGTCAAAGAAGTTCGCTATCGTGCAGGTCGGAATGAGGCGCAAGAGACTATTGCTAAGTGGAGACCCATCAGGGTTCTTGATTAGCTCAATTTGCTTAGCAAACGCTTTGCTCTCCTTCTCTCCTAACAAGATGCTTCGGATTTCCATGTAGAGTTTGCTATAGAAGATAGTAGAGTCAGCGACACAATTCACGTCATCAAGATTGACGAATGTAGCTATATCTACTTCCTTGCCATCTACTTCTGCCACCACATTAGACTCTAATAACTTTGTGCCAAGTGTCTTATCCTTTACACTAATCGTGCTAAAGTTGATACGTGGAGAGATAACGGAGCTAAGACATTTCTCAACCAAAGCAGGGAAACCTTCGCTTTCGGCAACAACTGAAATGTTGTTCGTCTTGGATATGCTTTTTAGGATATACCTTGACCCTATTCGTGTGAAGTAGAAGGCAATACGATTGTCTTCATCAGGACAACGCACATACCCGTAGAATCCAAAAACACACCTGAGCTGTTCATCAAGATGGAGACGTGTAAACCTCTCCTCTTTGGATGGAGGTAATGTTTCTTTCTCTCCCTCAAAAGAAGGTGCTGTCTTTTTCACTATATCAATAGGAGGGAAAAGTACCACCTTCCCTTCAAATGGAGATTCTGTCTTAGGACTTTCATCGCCCCAAAACTCCTTATCGTAGTCAGAGCCGTAATCATCAAGCCTATACAAGCTAAGTAGAGCGTCAATCTTCTCTACAACATCAAGATAGTTCTTCTCGGTAAGAGAGATTAGTATTTCTACTATTGTTCTGCTTGGTACATCCCGCATATAGATGACATAATCCAAGACTAACGCCTGCGCATTAACCTTCGGTTTCTCGTATGCCTGAGGACTACTTAATAGCTTCTCCGCTTTCGTGCGTGCCTCTTTCAGGTGCTCTGCTTCGTGAGGGTCGTGGCTATATTCCCATAGACATCTTACCACTTGACGCTCATCCTCGTTAAACCCGAGCTTTTCACTGCACGTAGACCAATCCCATGAACTCATTTCTTCTTCGTTATTTGTATTTGTTGTTGGTAAAGTTTCTTGTTCGGTAGTTGTATCTCCTTACTTGGAAATATCCACCTGCTTGCGATAGCCGTAGAACTCCGTTCTCTTATTCCAAAAGGAATCCTTACACTTCGTACAGCAGAACGCTTGCTGGTAGCTCTTCTTTACGAATGTATTGCCACATCCATGACCAGGACACCTCAGTTCAGTTCCGACCTTAGCCTGCTTGTTTTCTATGTATCGTTCTTCTTTCTTACGTACCAGCTTGCGTCTTTGCTTACGCAATCGTTCTCTATATTTGCTTATGCTTGCGTCTCTGTGAAGACCAGCCATGAAACGCTTGGTGGCGGAGTACTCCTTGTACATGAAGTTGCCACACTCGTCAGACCACGAATCAAAGAACGCTGTATCATCGTTCCAATCGGATACGACTTCTGCCTCATCTCCCATAACGGATTCTTTTTTAGTTGTTAGTATTACACCAACAAAAGTACGAACTAAAAATCACTTGTGCAAATCTCAGAGAAAATAAAATGAAAGAAGCACGTAGAACTTGGATAGAACTACGTGCTTCTTTGTTGAGTTGGTGCTATTGTGCGCCCGCTATGAGTTTGCTATCAGTGTCATGTTCATCAAGGAACTCCTCCAAAGCCCACAATGCGCAACCACGTTCACCTTCCATGAATAGTCTCAGTGCGATTATAAGTCTATCATCAACACCCGAGGTCAATAGGTTACGAAGTAACTTTGTCTTGTGGAAATCGTCTTCTATTAAAGTCGTATTGTATTTGACTAAAGAACTATTCATAAAGGATAGTGCTTTATGGATGTACTTCATGTCGCCCGTTGTAGAATACTCTAATATAAGGCTAAGTAACTGAATCGTGGAACAACGAAATTTCGTTTTCCAAGCATTAGTTATAATCTTCTCTTTTAGCTCTTCATTCATAATGGTTATTGTTATAGATACTCTATTTCGAAGTCTTCCTTGGGTAAACGGACGCATTGCTTTATGTGACCACTCCAACGTAACTCGGGATGAGTCCCATCCTTTAGGAGTATTCCTTTTAGCTCTTCGTACTGCTTTAGCGTAATATCAACTAAGACTTCCTCGTCCCACTTAGAGTAGGTCAAGAAATTTCCATGAGAGATGTACACCTTCCCTTCCTTTGAAAGGTTAGTCCCTCTCGTAGAGGGTTTGTAGTACAACCCCGTGGGCTTATGCTTGATGCGATATGGTTTCATACTGCCTATGTATTATTCCTTGATGCCGAGAAGTCTCTTTGCCATTGATAGGCGGACTTCTTCTGCCTTTGCTTTCAGCTCTTCAAGTGGGACGGCATAGCCTCTTGTCTCAATAACGTCATAGTAACCGATTTCCCACTTGCCCGTGACATGGACATCAAGAGAGCTGTACTTGCTATCATTGTCTACGTTTATCCTGAAGTCAATGATAAGAGCGTTGTCTTCGTCTTCATCGTCCTCATCTATAAGAACGATTTCTGAACTCAGGCTACACTTAGAGGTACTCTCTTCACCATACCACTTCAACGGAGTTACTTCTGAGAGGAGGCTTTTTGCTTGTGATGGCGTATGGTGTTCCTCTGCCTCTTTCTCCTCAAAGTCTGGTGCAGTTATACCAACCTCCTTAGCACTATTCACGATGCGATTATAGAAGTCTTGTTCTGCCATTTCCTTGAGTACGTCAGGAGATATGTAATTATCTGACAGCGTTTCGCCTAACAGCAACGTTCCTGAACGACTGATTAGTTTAATAGAGATGTGATAACCTTTAGTAGACATCTCTTTTATTTCAATCTTATATTCAAGCTCTTCTTGTGTATATGGGTTAAGCGAGACTGCGTCATAGCATTCCATCCCAAGAAGACCATCGTGCTTCCACTCAAGAGACTTTGCGCCTAACACCTTCAGTTTTTCTTCTCGTGTCATATCTTGTTGTTGTTCTTATTTGCAAATTATTACCTCAATCTCCTTGATGTACGATATAGCGTCCTTCCATTCACCTCTGAAGATATAGGTGACTGCTGAGATGATAGTATTGTTTAGTGGCACTTCCTTGGCTATCTCATACAACTCTTTAACTAACTCATCGTAGTCATTCGTACGAATACGAACGTTCCTGCTTTCGGCTTCCTGACAATAATGAAGTGCCTCTTCGTGCGTCCAAGGACTTTTTCTTGCAAAGGCGTGAAGTGCATTACTAAAGGCATTCCCTCGGAAGTAATCAAGCCGATACTCAACAATCAGGTTCATGAACCATTCTTTGAGTATATCATATTGTTCTTCTGTCATACTATTTGATGCTAATTAAAATTGATGTTTAACACCTTCCTCTATCGCTCTTACAAGCGTGTTTTTGAAGTGTTCGGTGCAAGCATTCATTGCGCTGTTGATGTCGTCATACACGCCTTGTGGGTACTCATCATCTGGTGTCAGGATTGAATACGCCCCACCTGAATACTCAATCTCGTACTCACCTATCTCCGAGTGGGCTTGCAGGACGCTTCCGTCACCATAGTGCGACTTGGCGAAGCTAAGCGCCACGAAGTTGAGAATGTAGTCCTTGACGAATTGAAGTTCAAACTTGTTGTGGTAGCGAACATCTTCAAGATTGGCGAAGTCACGTTCAGCCATAGCCACAAGCTCTTCTCTTGTGTACTCTTCGCAAGGGGGCTCTACGAGGTACTCTACATTGATAGGGGGTTCTCCGTAGACGTAGTGTAGTTCTCGGCACAGAACGGCTCTGAGGTCTTCCCCTTCGCCTACGTTAAAGATGTAATACCTCACAGAACTCTGTGCTGATAGCATCTCCTTGCCTACATATCTGTCGCCATCTTCTTTCCAAAAGAGTGATAGTTTTCTTTGTCTGCACATAGCTAATTAAACGTCTTTTGTTGTGATTGCAATTTGGATAGTCTTCCCTGCTGGGACTTCAATATGAATTACATTATCTCCTTGCTCGTTCGTTTCCGAATTAGCTTTGTCGTTAGCGTTGGATTTCTTGTACCGCTCAACCTCATCGTAGAAATGCTCCTCGGCTATCCTTATGAGGTCAGCTGTATCCATATGGGGGTCTAAAACCTTGTATATATGAATTATTTCAGATACAACCTTATTCACCTCAGGTACGTAGCAACTACGAAATACTTTGCCAAACACCCCATCTTCAGAAATCTCCCTCTTTACGATTACTCCATACTCACACTTGAACTTCGTGAAAGGGTTTATGACACTTGCCATATACGAACACCCAGCCTCACATTTACTCCCTATCCATTCAAGCTCTATCCGACCCTTCTCTTTGGCTAAAGGGTCAAGTGGCTTCATACTCAAAACGTCATACATTTCCATATCTTATGTATGTTAGTGATTAGAGAAGATGCTATATGGTGCTATACGAATACGCTCTTCTGCGAGCTTAACTTCTTGTCCACGAAGTTTCTTCATGAACTCTGACTTTCTCTCCAAGGATGCAGAATAGTTGTCTTCAGCGACCTTGATTAGCTCTTCTACTGACATAGGGGCACTACCAACTTCATTCTTGCAGAGGATTTCCATCAGATAGCCCTGATAGTGAGGAGAGAAATAGGTGAAGCGTACGTAGGAGGATACTTTCTTTGGATTCTTATTGACAATCACAGCGTATCCTCCGTCCTGATTGCCGAAAGGAGTTTTAACCTTAGCCGAGTAGGTGATTCTATTTTCGTCTTCGTGTTCACTCCACTGAAGGTTGCTATGCCCCGTATTGGGTGATGTTCCTGAGAGCTCCATAGTGCTTACGCATTACTTGTTGAAGTGTTCGTTCACTCGGGTGAGGTAGTCATCCTCTGCGATAGCGATAAGCTCTTCAGGAGAGGAGATAACGTCAATCTCTTGGCGGAGGTTGATGTCACCCGTATTGTCCCATCCGTTGGAGAGTAGACCGATGGAAGTCCAGCATTCGTATGGAGTATCGCACACAAGGATGACATACTCTTCATACCCGATGGTCTCGTTCAGGTTGTTGGCTCTTCCCTTGAAGAACGTAATCTTACCGAACTCTACACGTTCCCAGCTGATAGGGTTTTCACTTACGTGGTTCTTTGCTTCTATGCGTACCATAGTCTTTTTGTCTTTTAGTTTAGTTTGCTGTGTGAAGTTCTTTTATTCCCCTCTCACACTACAAAGGTAGGAAGAACTTTTTACCCCACCAAATCTTCCGATTTTTTTCTCCTAACAAGTCAATGTCGTAGCGATTTGGTCTTCTACGAGTTTGATGAACTTCTTGGCAAACAGAACTGCGTCCTCCTTTTCCCTGAAGATAGCGAGTGGTATTTCCATCCCAAGGATACGGATGCAGTAGCCTTTTGAAGTACCTTGGTATATCGTTTCATCGCAGACCAATGATGGCGCACTTAGGAAATTGGTTTTATTTCGTATCGTCATACCAATAAACCTATGGCGAGCCATCATTTCCACCGCTTCCTTTCTCGTATTAAAACCAACAACAATAGACTTAGCGTCCTCATTGGAATAATCCTCAAGATGGTAGCAGTCTAAGTACAACGGCTTTAATAGTGCTGGATATACACTGCCATTTTCAGATAGCGTCTTTCCGATGCTATAACCATAGGCATTCGCATGCAAATCGTGGGATACGGCAATAGCCGAATAAGAACCGCTTTCAGCTGTATCGCTAAGATAGTCGGCTAATACGCACAGATTGTCGTATATCATAGCCGTGTCATAGTTCAGGAGCGTAACAGCAAGAGTCTTGCCATCAGGAGCATCCTCCTTGATGTAGTGCTGTTTGGATATTTCATCGTACTCCTTTATGATATGTGTATTCAGAATGACATCTGAGCGTCTTTCCAACACGACCTTAAAGAGACCTTCAAGAGCGAGCTTTAGTGCCTCCAAAATATCCTCTGTGCTCTTGGTGGTGACACCATCATAGATGATATGCTTGAATGCGATATTCGCCTTCTCTGCATAGATGGAAAAGCCAATAGGCTCTGAACCTGCCTTTACGGGGATAGTCACCCTGCATACGAAGTCCCAATCACGTTCAAGATTGAGGACGATGGAGGAGTTGTCGGTGATGTTAGTATCCATTTTTCTTTTGCGTATGATTCAAAGGAGAGAACACGCCCCGCTCTCCCGAAAGGAGGTGTGTAAAATGGAGCTTGACCAGCGGGACGTGTTCGTGATGTCTTTGTTGCTTTAGAGATTGGCGATTTGGTTGCGGTAATACTCTTCAACAAGCCTGATGAGGTCATCTTCCGATGGAACTTCGTTCTCATATCGGTTCAATCGGACGTACTCTCCATTGGAGAGACGGAGTGACACTCCAGCGTATTGCTCAAACGGAGCATTACATATCGTGATGATGTAATGGTCTTCGTTGAATACCTCGGTGAGGATGGGTGAGGTCGCCATGATGGAGGTTGTGAAACCTTGTGTTGCTCGCTCAAAGGTAAGAGGCACTGCCCTTACAAGTGATTCTGTTACTGCGGATGTCATAGTCTTTTGCTTTATTGTTGTTAGTTGAATGTCATCGTGGAGTGGCTGTCTGCTCTCCTCTCACACCACAAAGGTAGGAAGACTACTTCAATTCACCAAATCTCTTCAAAATAAAATTCCCCAACGAATTAAATCGCTGGGGAATTTCCTTGTATGATTAGTCCTCTACATAGCAGAAGGACTGAGGTGGGACAAGACTTGGATACTTATCTTTCAGCTTGATATGCTCCTCGTATGGATGGAACGCCTTCACTTCAATAGCATTCGCCTTATCTCTTCCCGAGAAGTAGGAGAAGAAGAACTGCTCCGAGATACCTGCCTTATCCTTTGTCTTCTGCCATAGGTTCTCAGGGGTGTCGGTAAGGAGCGATGCTACTTCTATCTCTCCTACGATACGACATACGGGGCTGGAAGCATATACAACGATACGGCTAACGTCCTTCCTCTTGTATAGCACTCTTCTGAACTCGTAGGACTTCTCTCCTGAGACAATCCTATCTACGAACTCAGGCTTTATGGACATCAATACTTTCATTCTTAGTCTTCGTCTTCGTATTCAAGGATTTCTTCAATCCTATCATTGAGGAGCTTCCTCAGCTCTTTAACCTGAAGGTCAAGCATTTCCTTAAACGGGTTCTTGCTTTCAGTCAATGATTCCTCCACGTGCGAGTTTCCTTTCATAATATAGGTTGCCTCTTGTTGAATAATAGTACAGCAGGTCAAGCTCTTCATACTTATGGTCTGCAAAAGCGTAGCTCTGTCCGTTGATATACCTAAGCCTATCATTCATATCGTAGAAGTCGTTGAACAGCTCTCGGTACGTAACACTGCTCTTGGTGATGACGTTTATCGTCCGACCATCAACCATATGGTTAATCAGAACATCTTCCGAGAGCATATCATCATAGCTTGCTATTCCGTAGGACTGAAGGAGTGCGTTATTGACATCCGTACTAAGTGCGATTACGATACTACTAACCGCCTTCTTTAGCTTGTCTCTTTCAGCTTCATCCTTGACGACATTATCCACGACCACACTGAAGCTGTTCACCTCAAAGTAGGAGTCCTTATACTTCATCCTGAGAATGAACTTGAAGAGTATATCCTCTCCAAAGCGAACCTGAACTCCAAAGCCGATAGACTCGTTCAGATAGGATATAAGGATATTATCAATAGGCATCTGCACCTTCTCCGATAGGTAGGCGCATAGCTTGTTCTTTACAAATGTAATTGAAAGACCAGCTTCCTTCTGCGCACGAGGAGAGAAGAGCTTGTTTGTGATGCTACGTCTAAGGTAGTATTCACTCCCTCCTTCTGCAACTCGGTATGATGCTTTAATCTTTGGTCTTGCCATACTATTACTTGTTGATTAGGTGACTTAGAATATGCTTGATGACATCAATCGTCCAACCATTCCCCAGCATCTTATACGCTTGGGAGTCGGGACACTTCCACTGATACCACTCAGGGATAGTCTGCAAGCGTGAGCATTCAATAGGGGTTAGTCGTCTTATAAGACATCCTATCTTCGCCACGGGCTGTCCGCTCCCGTCATTCCTTGCACGTGCTGGGAGACAAGGTGCTTTATCTCCTGCCATAGGTCTGAAGCCCCTATCCTCAATATGAGTTCTCCAAATGCCTGGGGTAACTTCCTTGTCGCTCATTATAGCGAGCAAGTCCATATCCGAATGGTTGCCACCGCTGTTAGCACCGCCTGAAAGGCACGAAGCCTTATCCTGAGAACCCTTTGGCTTTAGGTCTTTGCCTATCTTGATGATGTCTTGATTAACGTCAAAGAAAGGAAGTTTGCCTTCACTCTCCATCGTCTTATCGCACGTCCTTACAATGTCATTCCCGAAGGAGGAGTTGCCGATGTAATACTTATCATCAACGTCCTCATCAAGGATGTCTCTTAGGTTGATGCCCTTATCTTCGGGCTGTTCTATATCCGTGTGGACTTCACCAAAGAGACCATCCTCACGAACCTTTATATTGCTCCAATACAGACGGGCTCTGTTCTGTGCTGAGACGAGAGATGAATTGATTTCAACGGGGTGGACACCAAGGCTTTCGTTGATGAGGTGTTCATCTTCACCTCGCATACGAACGTTCTCCAAGAGGAACTTGACATTCGGATTGACGCTCTGAACGTGGTGGAGAATATCAAGGAAGACCCAATACAGCTTACTGCGAGGGTCGTCATGACCAAGCATCTTCCCTGCGACACTGAACCCCTGACAAGGAGACCCTGCAAGGATGAGGTCAATGGAAGACCAATCAATGTCCCAGCTCTTCCATTCCTCTACGTTTCCGAGTTGGATGGTGTCAGGGAAGTTGATTTGGGTTTGCTTGATGGCGTGCTTGTCAATCTCGCTGGCGTAGTAGGTGTCTAACTTTACGCCAAGTTCCTTGAGAGCTATCTGACCACAGCTCATGCCGTCAAAGAGGGATAGTACTACCATATCTCTTATCGTGGATTATATAGGATAATGTAGGGAACAGAAGATGCGATGATACCTGCAATTACGATACCTGACATGTAATAGTGAACGTACCTACTATTCTTCATTGCCAAGAAGCACATCGCTATTAACCAAAAGATGAATGCCGAGAAGGCGATAAGGCAGAACGTTAGGATGAACCCACGTAATGGTTCAGTGAAGTCACCAAGCCAATACGCACAAAAGGCCGCAACGAATATGATGCTCATGGAAATATGGAAGAGCACCTCTTTAATTGCCTGACCCTTCGTGCTTTTCAAGAAGCTCTTTAAGTCTACTAACTTCATCTTCCAGCTCTTTAATCTTTGCTTCATATTCTTTCTTCTGCTTCGTTAGCTTTACGTTGTGAGACTTCAGGGTATATACCGAAGCACTCAGCTCGGAGATGTGCTTGTCTCCATCTTCAAGATAGTGCATCAGCGTAGCGACTTCAAGCTCCTTCTCCGCCATCCGCACCTTCCCACGAGAGTGACGAATTGAGATTACGAATATCGCAATGGCGAAGAATGCGGTAAGAACGGAGAGTGTGATGACGGAAGCTAATAGGCTCATAGCTACTTCAGTTTTGTTAGGTTGAAGTTCTGAAGAAGACCATCCTTGTAGTGCTCGTTACAGAAACGCTGGGCTTCTTTCAGGGTCTCAAGGTATTCTTCTTCGTTGATAGGTAAGGTCTTTGCAGTTTCAATGTATTCGTAGCATTCTTCATTCTGCATATACATACCCGTCTCAACAAAACAGACGTATCCTTCTCCTTCTTCATTATAAACGATATAGTACGTAACAAAGAGGTCTTGGAATACATTTGCAAATCCTGCATACCCGCTGTCGTTCCATTCAAGAGGGAGAACGAGGTCTCTCAGATTTTTACTTGTTAGCTCCATACACCTCCCAATTATCCTCCTCCTCGGAACAATCAATGCCGTCTACAAAGTTCTCAAACTCCGTGATGGTTCTTTCCATATCTCTTGCATCATCAGCTACGCTGAGTGCGTCCTTCTCCAAGTCTCCTTGTGCCACGTCAAACATATGAATAGGCGTGTCATCAAGAGAGCGGATGCCGTCTACGATTTTGTCTGAGATGCCATAGGACACTCCTTCGCAGGACGACTTGATTTGAGTGATGTAGTTCAAAATTGAACTCTTTTCGTCTTTTGTCATAATTATAATTGTAAGATGTTAGTAGCCGTCTTGCTTCTCTCAAGCAAATCCTTCAAGTCGTTTTCGCAGGTGCTCTCTGCCTCAAACCCGCTGGGAAGATATGTTCCTATTTCAAGAGACTCGTCAAAATCAATCTTGTTTATGTCTTCGTCTGACTTGATGATGGTACGGAAGCAACGGAAGCAAGGTCCATATCCGAAGTCGTGGTCATAGAACATATACTCGGCACGATAATCATCGTTGATGGGATACGAACCAAATGCGAAATTCCCATCATACCTCCATTCTATTTTTGGAGCATTCGTTTCCATGTTGTTATGGTTTAGTGTAAAACATATTGCAAACCTTGATGACTTGGTACTCTCGTGCTATTTCCTTCGCACGTTCAAGCGTTCCTGCAAACCCAATGGTCACTCCTCTATAAAGACTACCTGCCTGAGCCTCAATGCACCAAGACTCATTAGGCATTTGGAATAGGTGCAGGTCATAGGTAAGACCCGTTCTGCTGTAGTATCCTCCGTCTTCTGTTTTCTCCCAAAAGAGAGGCTGAAGTGAGGCTTCAAGTTCTTCCTTTGTCATGTTGTTATCTGTAATGAGAGAGCTGTTCTCTAAGCATCTCTATGTTATTTGAGAGACCCGTGCGTAGGCTCTCCTTGCTTTTGTAGGCTTCGTCTAACTCCCGCTTCAATCTGCGGATTTTATCGCCTTGATTGACGCAGATGATGACGAGGATTAAGATTATGACGTAGAGCATGCTACTTCTTCTTAGGCTTGAACGCTACCTCGTAGAGTGAAGTGTGACCATCTTTATGCTCCTTGGCAAATGTGATATGATAGCCACCAGCAGGGTAGTAGTCGCCCCATTTATATGAAGCCACACCACTTTCTACTACATCCATATTAAGCATATTGGAGAAAGTCTTTATTTGCGTTTCCTGCGTTAGAACCTCTACTCGCCCCTTGTCTACATCAAGGATGAGAGGGAAGCCCCCATCCTTTATGCAGTTGATGATTTCAAGGACGACCTTTTCGTTGTATTTTGCCATATCTCTGTTATCGTTTATCTTATTTTCTACTGCAAATGTACGTAGAACTTTCAACTCTGCCAAATGGATAGCTTTGCAAAGCGTCTACTTCTTGTTGTATTCCTTGACGAGTAGATAGATGAGAGTATCAAGAGTGGTACATTGAGGGTACTTGGAGTAAGCCGTCAAGAACGTAAACGTACCTACGCTCGTCTTAATCTTCTTTACGTAGTTCTTCTTTATGAACTCAAGAAGTTTAGATGAGCTAACCTTGAAATAGTCTGCTAACATCGTAGCCATTCGTTCAAATGATTGATTTACGCCTCCTCCAATGACTTCCTTCAGCGTTGATATATTTGACTTTACATCTGCGTCTACAATGGCGAAGCCTTCTACGATAAGGTCAATCGTTCTAATACACTTATCATAATCATAGATGTTGTCAGCAACGAACTCTTCAGATAGAAGTTCAATTCCCAATGCTTCATTGATAGCCTTAGTGAGCTTGAAGAACTCCTTTGTGTTGCCGTAGTACCACTTGTCTGATACGATTGAGCCGAACGAAACTCCTTCCTTTATCTTATCAAACTCAGGCTTGTAGAAGAGTGGGAAATCGTAAAGAGCTTGGAGGCTAATATGGTTTACAGCTGTAGGGAGTTGAAGTAACATTAAGTCTTCGCTTTTTGGATAGAGATTGACTTCACCTTCACAGAAGACGACCCAATCAGGAACATGATGACCGATTTCCTTCACCTTATCTCGGATGCAAACCTTAACATCTTCGCTTGTGCCTTCTGCGAACTTGATGTCTTCTGACGATACAGCTGTCTTCTTTTCTTCGGACTTGGTAGAAGCCTTCTTGGATGTAGCCTTAGGCGTTTCTTCCTTGGCTTCTGACTTAGGAGCATCTTCACCCATAACCTTGTAGACGAGTGAAGCGATGTCCTTTGCTACGTCTAAGTTTACAATCTTCGTCTTTAAGGCTGGGAGCTTGATGCCTTCCTTTTCAGCGTAAGCGTATAAGGTTTCAATCACTTCCTTGTGACGTTCTACGGGGACGATGGTCTTGACCCATGCACTCATAGACATTTTAGGTCTGAAGCTGTCGTAGATGTTGTTCTTAGTCGTTCCCATTTTTGCTACTCTGTTTATTTGTTGTGGGTGACGTTATCGTCATCCTTCACTACAAAAGTACGTAGAGTTTTTTGTTCCACCAAATGTCCGAATAAAAAAGTGGCTGTAAGCGAACCGACACTCTTTCAGAATGCGCATTCGGCTCACAGCCACAATGTGATTTATCTTGATACTAAAACTCTAACGTTCTATTGCCTGCATACCCATCAAGAGCTTTCTTTAGGTCAATGTTACACATCTCTGCGATATACATAAGTTCAGCAAGGTAAATGTTGCAGTCCCACGTATAGTCTCCCGTAATGCCTATGAACCCATTTGAACAGATGTGCCACAAAGAACTATTAGCATCGTCATCAAATGCCTCCAGCACGGAAGCGTATTCCTCAAGAGACACTTTGCCTGACGGATTGAAGTGAGAACCAAGGTATGCAAGCGGATACTCCATAGCTTGTGCTACCAACATCGGAGTTACGTTAGAACGCATGCGCTTTGCTTCTTCCGTGTTGTTGCCTTCCTCTAAGCACTCGCAAATATACTCTAACATCCACTCTTCATATTGGACGGGGTCTGTAGGATACTCAGCCGTCCCTATTAAAAGCTCGTGGACTTCATTCAGCATACTCTCTCTCAGACTGAAGTAGAACTCCATATCTCCTTCAGAGGGCATTGGTAGTTCGCCTTCTTCAAGGACTTTGTTGTCCTCTTTGTTAGGTTCAGGCTTGACGGGGAGCTTGTCGTAGACATTCTTCGCAAGTGCGGTGAGGTATTCCTCTGTGATGTCGTTGTACATATCTGTATGTATTATCTGTGAGTGTAACCCTGAAGTTCGTTGTAAGTAAGTCGGAGGATAGTGCTTTCGTAAGCGTCTACACCGAACATATCTGCGAGTCTAATCATATATCCAAGGATGCAAGGATACCTGAAGAAACATTCAATACGGAAAAGGTATTCCTCTATGATAGACCAAATCGCTGATACCTTTTTGCCGTCAAGTCGGTACTTATCTTCGAAATAACTAAAGTCATCGGAGACGTTATATAATTCATCAAACCCTTCAAACTCCTTGTCACTCATCATTACTGATAGAGCAAGACAAAATACTTCACCAAAGTAGAAGTCAGTCGTATGGTCGTAAGCTGAACCATTGGGGCAAATAATTCTGTCCGCAGTGCAACCCGTTTCAACGAGATTCATTACCGCTCTGATTTTTTCTTTACCACCAATAGGGTTGTTCCCAACTCCGAACTCATCATGCGAATGGGCTCTTGTTAGGTTGCTAACAATAAGCATACCAGCATTTGATGCTTCCATCGCATCTTCACTAAAGCCTCTATTGACTGCACTCTCGTAGATGCGCTTAGCAAGCTCATTCCAATCCTTAGCATTGAAGTTCTGAACGATAGGAGTTGCCTTAGCCATCTCTCTCAAGGTAGCGAACGCCTTTGAGGATGAAAGGATATGAACAAGAATATCCACAACGGACGAACGGGACAGCACGCCCCACGCTGAAGTATTCAGGCGAGAGAAGTCGTATTCGGAAGGAATGGTGTATAGCTTCTTTACCTCACCGATAGTCAGGTGGCGACATTCAATACGAGTATCACCCTTGCCTCTACCATCTACCGAGACCACAAGGCACTTCACCTTAGACGCTGTGATGGCATTAGATTTAGAGTCCTTACGAAGCTCCAGCACACGCTCCTTGGCTTCACCACGGATACGGATAGCACCGCTCACGTAGTATGCTGTATCAACAGCTGATAGGTCAGGGAGAGTAACCCCTTCAAGACTTACGAAGGTGAACTTCTCTTCGTCTTCATCTTCCTCCTTATCAAGCACCAGCTTCCCAAGTGATACGCACTTATCCTGAGGCATAGGGATATTGGTCTCCTTCTCCCCGAAGAGGTTGATTTCTTCTTCTCCGAGGTTTGACCAATAGAGACGTTCCTTATTCTGAGCGGAGACGAGTGATGCGTTAATCTTACAAGGTGTAGTGCCAAGCGTTCTCGTGACAAGCTCTTCGTCTGCATTGGATAGCACTCGCTCTTCAAGAAGCCAAAGGACTTCATTCTCTCCTTCGGAGAAGAGGTCAATGTAGTGCTTTAGGAGGGCAAGCTGAGACTCGTTGCTTCCTTCTTCATCGTCATCTTCATTGGACTGCGAGCTACCACCAAAGATGTTCTTCGCCATAATAAGGTCGGCTTTGAAGTCCTTGGTGTCTTCAGTCACCTTGACAACATTAGTTGAAGGGAAATTTTCCTTAATGACATCAAGGCACGTATTATTAACGCCTATGGTATAGAACGTACCTACATTAACATCAAGCTGATTGAGAGCCATTAGGATACTCCCAATCTCGTCATTGATGCCGAGTACGTTGATGCTACTTTTAGCTGTTGCCATAATTTATATCTTTTAACTTAATGATCTTGTCGCCCTTTTGGATTTCAGATGGTGATACTTGGATGACCTTCCCGTCACGATAGATGAAGACGCTGTGGTCTGACGTGACCTTTACCTCCGTCCCGTCAGATGCCTTGATAGCGAACATCTCCTTCTTCACCTTGTGCTTATACAGATAAGACACTTGGTTGGAACAGACGTGGTCTCCGTTGAATGTCGGAGTGAACATCAACATATTTCCTACAAAGATATACTCTTTCCCTTCATTTTCAAAATGCTCGTGTCCTTTGAGGATATTGTAATGCTTGTTCCAAAGGTCTTGGATGGAATATACCTTAGGTCTTTGTTTGTATTCATCAACATATACCTTGGTATCTCCGCTTACAGAGTCCGTGTTTGAGTATATCTCAAGGCTTGGGTTGCCACTCTCGTCCTTTGGGAGGTCAAGCGTATTGATGTCAAGGGTCTTTGCTCTTTCAGTAGAGATGCCAAGCCTTTTATGTAGCTCCTCATCCTTTTGGAATGCACCCTTGAAGTATGATGTGATAAGCACAGACGCAATACGTGTCATCTGTCTTCCTTGCATCGTAATCGCTTCGTAGAGTGCTGGGCTATATAGCTCCGATGACTGACTACCAAGGACACCCGTAAAGGCATTCATCAGGAGCTTTGCCGATGCCTGCTCAGCATCCAGCACGTCCCTTTGTCTCAGTAGTTCCTTCAGCCGTTCTTCTTTAGACATTGATTAAATCAAATTTATCGTTTCCGAAATAAGGAGATAGGTCTCCTATGGTTTTCTTTTTGCTTTGTAGGTAGATGAACACATCATTGAAGTCCCATTTGCTTCTGTCGGGGATATGGTAGTCGCTTCTAAACTTCCTCCAAAGGAAGACGTATTCTCCATTCTTCAGTCCCTTTAGAGACTTGGTTCTCCCCGTATCATCATCATCGTACATAAACCTCCGTTTGAAGAGCTTAGGAGGCGTTCTACCAGCCCCACTCGTTGCGATGGCATTGGGTATAAGGAGCGCATCAAAAAAGCCCTCTGTGATGGTTACTTCCTTTGATGGGTCTACCTTGGCGATACCGAAGAAGTAGGATAGCTCCTTGAGTGTCTCTAACGTATCCTCGGGTACAGCAAGTCTTATATCAAAGTCCTCGCCTTCCTTCATCTTCTTGACAATCTCTTCATACCCCATACTGCGATACTTTGCTTGTCCTTTCTTGGGAGAAAGAAATCTGTACTGCAACCCTAAGACGTGACCCGTCAGGGTTTGATTGAGGATGATGATAGCATTGAGCTTCCGTGAGTAGAGAAAGTCATCCCAGGAGTACTGCATTCTGTTGGTTAAGTATTCCTTGGCGTGCGGTGGGGCATCATCTATAAGGACGTAACCAAGGTGAGCCATCAGGTGCGTCTTGTGGTAGCAATACCTCTTGACAATCTCGTCATCAATAAGCAAACCTATCGCCTTCCCCGCCTTACGTGCTGTCTCCTTGGAAGTTTTCTTCTTTGCTCTTGGGGCTGACTTGAGTTCCTTGACAAGCTCCTCGTCAAAGTAGACATCCCCAGCACTTGAAGCCTCTACAAGAAACTTCTCTAAGGACATATACCTACCGCAGTTGTGGCACTTATACATCCCTTCGTGGTCTCCGTGTAGGATGATAGAACCACGCTTCTTAAACTCGTTCTTCTTGGAGTCTCCACATAGCGGACAAGCGAAGTTGATTTGGGCTTCACTAACGTTCACTCTCTGCTTTACAGCGGAGGTTGGGAACTTCTTTAGTAGTATATCTTCTACCTTGCTAATGAGGGTATCGCTTACTTGCATAGGGGCTTTTTTGACCTAAATTCTCTTACAAAGGTAATACTATGAAATCATACAAACAAATGAAACGAACAATCACCAAGTATTTGGCGGTTGCACTCTTCGGGGCTGTTGCTCTTGTAGGGTGTGAGACGAAGAAAAACGCTGGCTCTATGGAGTATGGAGGGAGTCAGCAAGAACACATTGAGGTCGTTATAAAGGATAGCGTCATCAATAAGGTACAGCTAAGAAACTACATCCTACAAGAGGCTCTTCCAAGCCTTGGTCATTGGAGACCTTCTACCTTTAGTAGAGGGGCTAACGGAGACCTTACTCAGTACTCCTGCGTCCTTGCAGGGAAGGATACTCTGTTCATCTACCGACTGACCATAGGCGAAGATGGTAACTACCATCTTTCAAAGAAAATCTCCTACTAATGTATATTTTTTAATCTCATATGGATAAGCGACTTTTAGGTGGCTATAAGCCATCAGACATCACGAGGGATACCCCACGTTTCTCTATGGGAATAGATGGGCTTCCAACCTCGTTCTCCTGCCAGCGGATAATGCCTCCCATTGAAGACCAAGGCTCAACCCAGCACTGCGTAGCACATTCTTGTTCAGCTATGGTGAACTACCTCATCAACACCGAAAGGAAGACAAGGGGTATTGACTATGGCATTGAAGAAATAGAAATCTACGACCAGCGTAGAGATAGGTCAAGGGATATAGGTATGAGTCCCAAAGTTGCTTTTGAATATATCAGAACGAGTGGTGTTAATATACAAAAGCTCGGGGGAAAGTATCAGATAGCGGGATATGGTCTTGTTACTGAGCTGAGTGACTTGAAGAACGCCATCGTGATGAATGGACCCGTGCTTTCAGGGCTGTTTGTCAAATCTATGTCTCGTGATGACTTTTGGAATGGCAGTGGAGATTATGGTGGTCACGCCATCTGCATTGTAGGATATAACGACAAGACGCAAAGCCTTCTTCTCAGAAACTCGTGGGGGACGAGCTATGGTACAATGGGATACTATACGCTTTCCTATAACGATTGGGAGAATGAAGCGATTGAGACTTGGACGATTTACTAACAACAGAAGAGGAGGGGACGCTGAAAGTCCTCTCCTCTTTTCTTTATAGTCTGTCCTTATAATTATACGGGGCTTTATATACCTCGGGATACTCGTTAAGCGGATATGGCGGGTCAGGGAAGTTCGCCACTATCTTATACTTGATGGGTTCAAAGATAGCTTCAAAGTACAAGTAGAAAAACAAAACGTCTTCGTGTGTATTAAACTTCTTAGCAATCTGCTTCAGCGTCATCTCACCCTCCTTGACGAGGTCGTATAACTCTTGGCTATGCTTAATCAGCCTACCAGCGGCTACCCTTCGGTAATGCGTGATAGCTCCATTCACTCCAACCTCCTTGATGAAATCGCTATCGTAGTGGCTAATCTTCTTTTCTCCTTCCATTTAATACAACATTATAAAATTAGACTTCCTTCGCCTTCTCGTTGGCGACATTAAAATACCCTCTCATCAAATCCACGAGATGCTCCTTCTCCTCCTTCGGTAGGTCAAGCTCATCAATGTACTTGTAACTCACCTCCTCAAGTGATGATATAGGCATCTCTTCCTCAATAGGCAACCCTTCCTCGGTCATCTTCAAGCCCTTCTCAATGGAGAACTTTACATCCTTATAGGTAGACCTATCAAGCAAAGCGAGAAGCTCATACGGCTCAATATCACCCGCCTTGTCTCTTGGTACGATGATGTCGGTATAGTTGTTCGTGATATACGACTTGAACTCCGAGAGCGTCATCGTAAGGAGCGACTGCAAGGTCAAGGCTTGGAAGATGGGCGAGTATCTATTAGGGATGAACTCAAGCGTGTCGTCCTCAACGTTAAGGATATAAACACCTTTCAAGTCTCCAGCGTCAGACCTTCTCAGATGATATGGGCTACCGATATAGATAAACTTACCCAGCTCCTGACGCTTATGGATATGCCCCGAGAAGATACGCTTAGCACGTGAGGCTGTCGTGACTGCACCATCCTTGATAGGCTTCCCTGAGTCAAAGATAGCGCCAAGGACTTCCGTATGGAGGAAGATATAGTCAGCCTCTGAGTTGCTTACCGCTTCGGTCTCCTTTGAGTATATGCCCGTATATGGTATGAACTGAGTCATAAACCCACGTCCACTCTCCGTCTTAAAGTGAACCATTGAGTTAGCATCTATGACTGA